TTAAAGGATTTACTTTCCAATGAAAGTGATACAAAAGGACATAGATATGTTTTCTCTGAAATACCTAATGATGAGTATGGTAAAAAATTAACACGGGGTATGAAGGTGTATCTCAATGATGAGTCGTACACTATGAGAGTGCGTGGACAACATATTAAGCCTGAGTTTAAAGGTACAAATGCTACGTCTTATGGGCAATCCATAGAACAATCCACACATCTTAGAGTGTACATAGATAAAAGAAAGGAGACTAATAATGTGGCATAGAATACAAGATTTTTTTGATAAAGATTTTAATAAAAAATATGGTGAGGGTACAAAGTTTGACCTTGACTATGGTAAATTATTAATAATAGCACTATGTATTTACATAGCACTGGAGGTGTAGAGTGAAGAATAAAAAACTGTCAAGTTTAGTTGATGAGTATTATTTATCTTTTGATTTCAAGAGTTTACGAGATAAAACTAAAGAACAATATCAATACTTTCTTGGAGTGTTATTAGATACAAAAATTGATGACGCACAAAATTTAGGCAATATCAACTTTTCTGATATCACTACCAAGATGTCTAAACTTGCATATGAAGATTGGTGCGAGAGAGGTATACACCTTGCTAATCATGTTATGTCTGTGGCAAGAGTAGTATATAATTATGGCATACACATGGAGCATTGCACAGTTAACCCATTCTCTAGCATAAAAAGACGGACACCTATAGCTAGAAAGGTTGTGTGGACACGAGAAGATGTAAAAGCATATTTAGATGTAGCATATTCTGATTTTTATACTAGAAGTTTGGGATTGATTGTACAAATGGCATATGAGTGGTGTCAAAGATTAGGTGATATGCGTGTCATAAAGTGGAGCAACCTAGATCTAGAGGAAAAAAGGATGCATATAGAACAGTCAAAGAGACGAGCAGAGGTATTTTTACCAATAGCTGATGGATTGTGTAAGATGCTAAAACAACAGAAAGAAGACTTTGGTTTCCAAGAATATGTAGCACCTCGCCCTCGCCCTAGGAGAGGCATACACGAGCCTTATACAATCACTAAGCTACCAGTAGAGGCTAGGAAGATTATGGACTCTGCAGGACTCTCTAAGGAGCTTAGATTGGCAGACCTAAGAAGAACAGGTACAACTGAAATGGTTGAGGCTGGTGTTTCAATGGGAAATATTATGTCTGTTACAGGTCACACCAACCCACAAAGTGTTAAGCCTTACATGAAAAATACCTTTGCTTCTGCTAATTTAGCATTAAGTACAAGAAAAAGTTTGACACAATTTTAATCTCGTGTTACAAGACATTGCATTGTCCGAAACACTAATATATATAAGGAACATATATAATGTATAATATATTAGAATTTGTAAAAGATTTAAACATTCCTATTGATGAGACACGTAGATTGGATTGTCCTGTTTGTAAATCCTACAAGACATTTACTGCTACAAATAATATGGGTTCATTAGTATGGAATTGTTATAAGATTTCCTGTAGTTTAAGTGGGAGTACACGTATCAGATTATCTGTAGATGATATCAAGTCTGTAAGCACAAAAAAAGAATTGGCTACAACGGATACATTTCAAATGCCTGAATACGTAGTTCCTCATAACAATAGGAATGGTCTCATGTCTTTCTGTGACAGGTGGCAACTAGATGCAGACAAACTAAACTTACACTATGACGTGAAGGATGACAGAGTGGTGTTTCCCATAGAACATAAGGGTAAGTTAGTTGATGCAACTGGTAGAGCTTTAGGCAAACGTCTACCTAAATGGAAAAGATATGGGAATAATCCCTTGCCATATTTTCATGGTTATGGTAAGGTCGCAGTTGTAGTTGAAGATTGTGTAAGTGCTTGTGTCCTAGATAGCAATATATTTGTTGGGGTAGCTATACTTGGAACTTCATTATCAGAAGAACATAAGATTTTCTTGTCACAGTTTTCAACTACTATCATTGCATTAGATCCCGATGCATTGCCGAAGATACTTCAGTTTGCAAAGGAGTTACGTGGATATGTTCCCAACATACGTGTCCTCAGACTTCAAGATGATCTGAAGTATAGAAACAAAGAAGATATTTACAACTTATATAATTTAACCCCAAAGGAGTAATGTATGGAAAATTCACTATTAAGAAGTTTAATGGACAGAGAGTTCTACAAAGAGCATCGTGGAGCAAGGTGTCCAGACAGATTGTTTAGCAAGGATGCTAGAAAAATAAAACAAGCAATAGACTTGGCTATGGATAGGTATGAACGTACAGTCACACCAGATGAGATTGAGGCTTTGTTTATATCAAGCAATCCATCTATGTCTACTGCACAGAAACAAGCATACCTCGCTTTATTCAAATCTATAAAGAATGAGAAACCTCTAGGTGCTGATGTTGCACAAGAGGTGCTATCTAAATTGTTTCAGCAGGTAGTTGGAGAGGACATTGCTAATCTAGGATTTGATTATGTCAACGGTCAACAGACTAGCCTAGAACCATTACGGATGCTACTAGAACAATATAATGATGATTTTACACCAGACTTGAATGTAGAGTGGGATGACTTAGATATTGAATCACTATTAGCTAAGAATGATCTTGAGGCTCGTTGGAACTTCAACATACCTGCTTTAACAAGACAACTTGAGGGTATAAATGCTGGACACTTGATTGAAGTAGGTGCTAGACCAAATACAGGTAAAACATCTTTTCATGCAAGTATGATTGCATCTCCCGGTGGTTTCGCACATCAAGGTGCTAACTGTATTGTCTTGTGTAATGAAGAGGGTAGTCATAGAGTTGGTGCTAGATATCTAACTGCATCTACAGGCATGACTATGAAACAAATAAAGCAGAATCCAAGTAGAGCTAGAGATTTGTATGCACCAGTCAAAGATAAGATAAAGATAAAAGATGCGACTGGTCGTGATATGTCTTGGGTAGAGAGTGTCTGCAAGTCATACAAACCTGATGTTGTTCTGTTAGATATGGGAGACAAGTTTGCTAGGACTGGGGGTTTTGCAAGAACAGATGAGGCATTAAAAGCTAATGCAGTTCATGCTCGTATGATTGCAAAGCAACATGAGTGTGCTATCTTTTATATGTCTCAGTTATCTGCTGATGCAGAGGGTAAGATATTACTCAATCAATCTATGATGGAAGGATCACGTACTGGTAAAGCCGCAGAGGCAGACTTGATGATACTGATAGCAAAGAATCCACCAAAGCAAGAAGACGGAGATGAGGAAGACTTGCAGAGACATTTAAATATTGTCAAGAATAAATTATCAGGTTGGCATGGTGTTATTACTTGTCAACTTAATTATCAAGTTGGTAGGTATGAGGCATGAATGATTACCCAGACTTATTTGGTTACAGTAAACCTAAAAAAGTGGATACAGAAACATATGTATGTATCAAATGTGATGTGGAGCAACCTGTCGAGAACTATGCTAGAGTTGCATCAGGGGAGATAAAAAGAACGTGTAACTCTTGTATGAGTGGACATTACTACACCTTAAAAAGGTTACGTAAAGAAAACCCTTACCCAGACGAAGATTATTGTTGTCCTATATGCAAACGTGATATAAAAGAAATAGGTAAGTATGGACAAGTTAAAATGTCTAAATGGGTGCTAGATCATTGTCACCATACTGAAACATTTAGAGGTTGGATATGTCATCATTGCAATACAGGATTAGGTGGTTTTAAAGATGACTTGACAAAAGTAAAAAGAGCAGTTATATACTTAGAAAAACATAAGGAGAAAATGGATGAAATTAACACTTGACGTAGAAAATACTGTTACTACTAGAGATGGTAAATTACACCTAGACCCTTTTGAAACTGAAAATGAATTAGTAATGATTGGTTGTTTGACAGATAAGGGAGAACAATATTTATTTAGAGACAACTTTGATGGAGTACAAGAACTCTTAGACCAAGCAACTATACTCATAGGACATAACATAGTACACGATCTAATGTGGATATGGGAATGTGGTTTTAAATATGATGGTCCGGTGTTTGATACTATGCTAGGAGAATATGTATTACAATGTGGTGTAAAGAAAGCTCTGTCTCTTGAGGCATGTGCAGAAAGATATGAATTAGCCACACAAAAACAAGACACACTAAAAGAGTATTTTAGTAAAGGGTATTCTGTTGCAGATATACCAAAAGAAGAATTATCAGAATATTTGTCAGCAGATTTACATGCAACACAACAATTATCAGATGAGATATATAAAAAGTTAAATATGGTTGAGTATTCTAAGTTGATGGACACAGTTGTGTTAACTAACAAAGTTGCTTTAACATTAGCTAAAATATATCAAAAAGGTTTTGCAGTAGATCTAAGTAAATTAGAAGAGGTAAGAGCAGAATTTGAAAGTGAGAAGTTTGAAATAGAGAAACGTCTAAATCTACAAGTTAAGCAACTGATGGGTGATACACCTATTAACTTAAATAGTCCAGAGCAGATGTCTTGGGTTATCTATAGTAGAAAGCCTAAAGATAAAACTACTTGGACACATAACTTTGATTCATACATGAAGACATCAGACTATAAGGAGACAGTTAAGCAGACATCAGATGTTTTGTACAAAACTGTTGCAGTTAAATGTCAAGCTTGTTTTGGATTAGGAACTCAAAGAAAGGTAAGAAAAGATGGAAAACTTTATGTTAAGCAACCTAAATGTATTACTTGTAATGGCAGCGGCTATACTTTTAGTAATAGCACAAAGATAGCAGGATTGAAGTTCTCTGCTCCATCAGCTAAATGGGTAAGTGCTAATGGTTTTAGTGTGAATAAAAAGTTTCTTGATGTATTGCAAGATACGGCTAAGAAATTAAACATGACAGAGGCACTTAACTTTTTATCTGATTTGCAAAGACTATCTGCACTAGATACGTACTTATCATCTTTTGTGCAAGGTATAAAAACTTATGTAAAACCTGATGGTAAATTACACGTAAGACTACTACAACACAGAACATCCACTGGTAGATTTAGTGGTGCAGATCCTAACATGCAGAACATGCCTAGAGGTGGTACGTTTCCTGTAAAGAAAGTATTTGTATCACGTTGGAAAAACGGAAAGATATTGGAGGCAGATTTTGCACAATTGGAATTTAGAGCTGCGGCATTTTTATCACAAGATAAAGTCGCTATTAATGAAGTGTCAACTGGATTTGATGTACATGCGTATACGTCTAAAGTTATCACTGATGCTGGTCAGCCGACAACTAGGCAAGAGGCTAAAGCACATACGTTTGCACCGTTATATGGTGCGACTGGGTTTGGGAGAAGTAAAGCAGAAGCAGCCTACTATGAACACTTCACAGAAAAGTACAAAGGAATCAAGTCATGGCATACCCGATTGGCTAAAGAAGCTCTAGCTACAGGTAAGATAACTACACCTTCAGGTAGGCAGTTTGCATTCCCGGATGTTCACAGACTAATGTCTGGCAAGATAACTAACTTTACGCAGATAAAGAATTATCCTGTACAATCATTTGCTACTGCTGATATTGTGCCTTTGATATTAATGTATATTGAAGAGAAGTTAAAGCCTTATGAGTCTTGTGTAGTCAACAGTGTGCATGATTCTATAGTTGTGGATGTACACCCAAATGAAGAAAAAGAAGTATTAGATGTTATAAAAATAACAAATGATAATATGATACCTTTAATAGAAAAAGAGTTTAAAATAGAGTTTAATGTACCACTATTATTAGAGGCAAAAATAGGTTATAATTGGCTTGACACTAAAGATGTTGCGTGATATAACTAGGCACTTATTGAAAGGAGAAAAAATATATGAATGAATTAATTAATATAAATAAAGATAGCTATGCAGATTTAGCTAAAGCTATGGGAATAGCTACAGAGGGTTCTGCAAAGCCAAAGAAGTCTGGTAATTTAAATAGATTAAGAATATGGCACTCACCATTAATGGGTTATGAAGAAGTTAATGGTAAGAATAAAAAGACAGAGATAATAGAAGGTGGATCATATCGTCTAGAATTAGTAGAAGAAAGTGGTTCTACGTTCTATTATGCTAAGAACATAAGTATTCGCCCTTTTATGCAAAGATTTATGTTAAGAAGATACATAGCCAATCTTAATGCAAAAGCTGGTGAACCTAAAGGTACGTTCCATAGAACTATTATGTCTGATAATCTTAATAGTGATTTGAAAGATAACACAGGTAGATTTAACTGTGGTAAACCATCAGGTTATATTGAGGACTTCAAAGCACTAGCACCTGATATGCAAGACTTGATAAGACAAATCAAACGTGTGCGTGTTATATTTGGTGTGGTTACTTTGGATGAACCTACTGATGAAAAGGGTAAGCCTGTAGAATTAGATGATGTTCCTTTTATTTGGGAGATAGATAACAAAGATGCTTTCAAAACTCTAGGAGATAAATTTAATGAGTATGTTAAAAAGTCTAGGTTGCCTATACAACATATGATACATCTTAATGGTACTAAAGCAAATCAGTTACCTAACGGAAGTAGTTTCTACACTCCTATTGCAGAAGTAAACTTTTCGGAGTCTTTTGATGTTACAGAAGAAGACCAAAAATTATTTGGAGACTTTGTTGATTGGATAAAGAACTTCAATGACTACATCTGCAAGGAGTGGGAAGAAAAGGTGGAGTCTAGACAGAATCCTGTTTCTGAAGAGGAGATGGAAACTGTAGAGTCATTCATTGATATTGAGGGTAGTAACTAATGAACCATATCGCTGAACTGAAGTTGCACCAATATATGACTGATGCAGTCAATGGTAAATCTACTATGTCAGATGAAATTATTCATCAAGTAGCCGATGACATAAAAGATGCATTGCAACGTCAGTTTGGTGGTAAGGTTAAAAGAAAAGACTTTACCCTACGCATGTCAAATGTTGGCAGACCCACTTGTCAACTTTGGTACGAGAAGAATAAACCTGAAACTGCTTTACCTAAATCAAATAACTTTATGATGAACATGATGTTAGGAGATATAGTTGAGGCAGTCTTCAAGGGTTTATTAAAAGCTGCCAAAGTAGAATATCAAGAGTCTGATACTGTTACTCTTAAATGTAAGGATGCAGAAGTATCAGGTTCTTATGACTTAGTTATTGATGGAGCAGTTGATGATGTTAAGTCAGCATCTGATTGGTCTTATAGAAATAAATTTGACTCATTTGAAACTGTTAAAGATGGAGATGGTTTTGGATATGTTGGGCAATTAGCTGGTTATGCAAAAGCAGCCAATAAAAAAGTTGGTGGTTGGTGGGTAATCAATAAAGCTAATGGTCATTTTAAATACGTATCAGCAGATGGGTTGGATTTAAAAGAAGAAATAACTAAGATTGAGGATACAGTTACCACTATAAGTAAGAATAAATTTGAGAGGTGTTTTGAACCGGAGACAGAAATGTTTAGAGGTAAACCAACAGGTCATAAAGTATTAAATACTAACTGTAAGTTTTGTGACTATAGATATGATTGTTGGAATTTAACTGATAAACCTGCGGTTATGTCAAAAGCACAAACACCTAAGATTGTTTCTTACGTTGATTTTGTTGATAATGTCTCCTCATAGAGTAAGAAGAGAAGCTATAAAGTATGGGTATAGGAGTGGGTTAGAACATGCTATCTCACTCTACCTAAAAAAATTGAAACATAAGTATGATTATGAGTCAATAAAGATAGAGTGGGAAGATTTAACATATCGCACCTATACTCCAGACTTTATATTAAGTAACGGCATAATTATAGAAACTAAAGGAAGGTTTTTAGCAGCAGACAGAAAAAAACATCTCTGTATAAAAAAACAACATCCTAAATTAGATATAAGATTTGTCTTTACAAATAGTAGAAATAAGCTTAGTAAAGGTGCTAAGTCTAGCTATGCACAATGGTGTATCAAACATGGTTTTAGATACTATGACAGAATTATACCTGAAGATTGGCTAAAAGAAAAAGGTAAAAATAAACACTTGAAATTTATTAAATTTTCAGGTACAAAGATAAGGAGATAATTATGTTAGATAAAAGAAATCCAAACTCATGTTTTATAGAACTAAGTCCTATGTGTGACAAAAACTATTGGACAGGTGAGTTAGAAGTTAATATTATAGCATCTGATAGGAGTAGCCTTGACAAAGAAAGTAAAGATAGTCTATTACACCTATCACAATTAGTTGCATCCACTGTGGCTCTCATGGAACAAGATCCTCAGTTAACAGTAAGATTAGAGGATTTTGTAAGATCAGCAGAACGAGATATAAGAGAAAGGAACAAACCTAAAGTTACTAAATCCGTTGAGGGTAATGTTATATCTTTAAATTTTGAGAAGAAAAAATGATGAGACATTTAGCCTATATGAAAAAGAAACTTAAAGAAATAGAAGATAAAACAAAGGAGCAGAAAGTGAAATATTTATCAGGTGTAAAAAAACAAGCACAAGAGCAATCAGATCATAAACAAACTATGGACATGGTAAATAGTCCTGAACATTATAATAAAGCAGGCATTGAAACTATTGATGCTTTAGAGGCTATGTTAACAAAAGGATTTGATTATTATCTACAAGGAAATATAGTTAAGTATATATGGAGATATAGATACAAAAATGGTATTGAAGACTTAAAGAAAGCAGAGTGGTATCTCAAAAAGTTGATTGAGGTCTGCGATGGTAAGAGTTAAAATGATCATATCATTAATTGTTGATGAAGAGGAATACCCTGTTCCCTCAGACGGTATGGTTGGACAAGAAATAGAGGACTACTTTATTGATATGGTGCATGAAGTAGATGGTTTAAAAATAAAAACAATAAAAACAGTAACAGAGGAGAAGTGAATGCAAAATTATTTACCCACAGATTATCAAAACTTCATAGCACTCTCTCGCTATGCAAGGTGGAAAGATGATGAACAACGTAGAGAGAATTGGTCAGAAACTGTAGACAGATATATGGACTACATGAGTAATCTTTTATTGTGTACTCGTGGTTATACTATAACAAAAGCATTAAGAGAAAAGTTAACTGAGCATATTATGTCTCTTAGTGTAATGCCAAGTATGAGAGCTTTAATGACGGCAGGTCCTGCACTAGATAGGTGTCACGTAGGTGGATACAACTGTAGCTATATACCTGTAGATAGTCCACGTAGTTTTGATGAATGTATGTATATACTTATGTGTGGTACAGGTGTAGGTTTCTCTGTTGAACGTGAGAACATAGACAAGTTACCTATAGTCAATGAACACTTTGAAGATAGCACTACTATCATCTCTGTTGCAGATAGCAGACCCGGATGGGCAAAAGCATTAAGAGAACTTATTGCAATGTTATATGTAGGACAAGTGCCTAAATGGGATGTGTCACAAGTTAGACCTGCAGGTGCAAGATTAAAAACATTTGGTGGTAGAGCATCTGGTCCTGCACCATTAGTTGAACTATTTCAATTTTGTATACAAAAATTTAAAGCAGCAAAAGGTAGAAGATTATTTCCAATAGAGTGTCACGACATTATGTGTAAGATAGGTGAAGTTGTAGTTGTTGGTGGTGTCAGACGTTCTGCTCTTATTTCTTTATCTAACTTAGGTGATGATCAAATGCGTCATGCTAAGTCTGGACAATGGTGGGAAAATGAAGGTCAAAGAGCATTAGCTAACAACTCTGTAGCATTTAAAGGTAAGCCTGAGATGGGTACGTTTATGAGAGAATGGACATCTCTATATGAATCTAAGTCAGGTGAACGTGGTATATTTAATAGAAAAGCTGCTAAAGTAAAAGCAGCAGAGAATGGCAGAAGAGATGTAGACCATGAGTTTGGTTGTAATCCATGTAGTGAGATTATACTTAGACCTTATCAGTTCTGCAATCTTACTGAAGTTGTTGCACGTGAAACAGATGATCTAAAAACTCTCACTGAGAAAGTACGCATGGCTACTATATTAGGTACATTTCAATCTACGTTAACTAACTTTAAATACTTACGTAAAATATGGAAAGACAATACAGAAGAAGAGAGACTATTAGGTGTATCTTTAACTGGTATTTTAGATTGTCCTATTTGGACAGAAGAAATATTAATTATATTAAAAGAAGTAGCAATAGAAACTAATAAAAAGATTGCTGAAGACTTGGGCATACCTCAATCAACTGCTATAACTTGCATCAAACCTAGTGGTACAGTTAGTCAATTAGTTGACAGTGCTAGTGGTATTCATGCTAGACATAATGATTACTATATCAGAACTGTACGTGGTGATAACAAAGACCCACTCACACAGTTTATGAAAGAGAGTGGCATCCCTAGTGAGCCTGATGTAATGAAGCCTGAAAGTACAACTGTGTTTAGCTTTCCTATGAAGTCACCTACAGGTGCTATTACTAGAACAAAAATGTCAGCTATACAACAATTAGAATATTGGTTGATGTTTCAAAGACATTGGTGTGAGCATAAACCCTCTGTTACTATATCCGTTAAAGAAGATGAGTGGATGGATGTAGGAGCATGGGTGTATAAAAACTTTGATGAGGTATCAGGCATCTCATTCTTACCTTTCAGTGATCATACATATGCACAAGCACCTTATCAAGATGTAGAAAGAGAAGAATACTTAGAGCTAAAACAAATCATGCCTAAGTCTATTGATTGGTCAAAGTTAGCAGAATATGAAAAAGAGGATACCACTAGTGGTGGCAGAGAACTAGCTTGTACTGCTGATGCGTGTGAAATGGTTGACATACAGGCTAGTTAATGTTAGAAAGTGGTGAGTTATTATGGTGGCAATGGTGGTTATTAATAGCCATTACCATCAACACCATGATTAATATGATCGTGTTCTTTAAAGGTAGAAAGTTACACATACGAGAGTTACTACATTTAAAACCAAAAAGGAGAAGTAAATGAAAGAGATGATAATACAAGCATTAAAAACTAAGTTACTAGGCGAGATGAATGGTCACATAGCTAATATAGAAGTTATGACAACTAATCCTGTTGGTGTTGGAGACCATCCAACTATAATTGACACCATAGATAAAGAGTTGGCAGCATTAGATAGTGCTAATGGTAAGCTAAATGTTCTGATAAAATATATAGAAAAAGCAAAACCTGAAGAGCCTAAAAAGGAAAAGAAATGACGCACCATGCAAAATTTTATGTACCCAAAAAGGATGAGGAGTACATAACACCCTTTGGTCCTATAATGGGATATAAAAAACTGTCACCTAGCTTTGTTAAAAAGATGAATACTCTTATGAAAATGGAGCTAGATGATTGGTCAGATAATCTTGTTGGCAAAGTCAAGCAAGAATTAAGATTTACTACAGAGATAGAATCTTTATGGTTAGAAGAAGTTTCTCACTTCATAGGTAGATTTCATTCTTATGCAGAACATAGAAATTCTTTTGGTGTTAAGTCATTAGACACAGAAAATAATAACTACGGTATACAAGTTATATCAGGTTGGTTTGTGCGTCAATTTGAAAATGAATACAATCCACTTCATATACATACAGGGTCTCGTATGTCTTGTGTAGGATATTTAGCTTTGCCTGATGGGATTGAAAAAGAATGGGAAGAAGATTATAAAGATCATCATCCTGCAAATGGACACATACAATTTGCTCATGGTACACCGTCAGGTTATAACAATACAAATTTTATGGTCAAACCACAAGTAGGTGACTTTTACATATTCCCTGCTGAATTATTTCATTGTGTGTACCCATTTAAAACCAAAGGAGAACGTAGGTCTTTCAGTGTAAACTTTAGTTTCATAGAAGTGCCTAAAGAGAAACAATCAAAACAACTTCCATAAGGAGAATATGACATGCAGAAAAAAAATAAAAAATTTAAAACTAGACAAGAGAGAGGATTAGGCAAGTATGATGCTCCTCTTAGTTTGCAATTCAATCAAGGTTTTAGTGCATTTAAAAGAAAAAAATTAGTCAACCCTTTTAATGATATGACTATGCAATCAAGAGAATGGCAAAGAGGTTTTAATTCTGCTTACTACATGCAATTAGAGAGGACTAAAAATGTTGAAGCTAGAAGAAGAGGCGAGAAAATTCATGCAAGATAAGTTAGTCATAAAAGAAGTAATGACTGCTGATTTTTATGAAGAACGAGCAAGTCTAACTGCTATTTACCCCAAAGAAAAAGCCTTAGAGTATTTAGCTCTAGGCTTAACAAGTGAGGCTGGTGAAGTTGCAGGTAAAGTGAAGAAACTTATACGTGACGGCAAAGGCGATAAGAAAGCTATTGCATCAGAAATAGGTGATGTGCTTTGGTATTGTGCTATGTTAGCAAAAGAAACTGAAGTTCCTTTGAATGATATTATGAAAGATAACTTGAAGAAGTTATATAGTAGAAAAGAGAGAGGAACATTACAAGGGTCTGGCGATAACAGATAATTAATCTGAGATTACACCATAGTCTACTGCAAATTGTAGTAACATGGTGTAGTCATCATCTCCTATTTCCACATTTGGAAATTGTTTTTTAAAAGCAGTTGTTATTGCTTTTCTATCAAGTTCAGGTATTTTAAAAAATCTAGCTTTTTCTTTTCTAATAACATCTTCAGGTGTGTCATAATCTTTTTCATCCAATGCTTCAGCTACTGCTTCACTACGTATGGAATTTAATTCTATTCTTAGAAACTTCTCTTTCTCATAATCATTTGCTAATCCTAAATATTCAGGACTATTAATATATTCAGCTAAATGGTTTTCTATAGCTAATGCAACTAGCTGTCTAGCCTCTCTGTTAGCTATATTGTCTTGTACTTTTACTGGTGCAACTTCAAAATAGTCTAGACGAAATCTGTCTAATTCTTCTTGCACAACATTCTTTTCTTCTACGGGAGTTAATCCAGTAAGCTGCCTAAACATAGGCATTGTGTTTCTAATACCTGTACTTTTATATGGTG